ATAATCTCTGTGAGGACTAGATGTTTGATAACTACCACACCTATCCTGCGAATCAACAGCCATACCAACCTTGTACCACCCTTTCCATGCAGGGTTGGATATCACATAAACATATCCATCCTTTTGTTTATTATATTGCCGTAATGCGTTCCTAGATATTTCTAGTGCTGTCTCTTTTAGTTCTTCTTTTCTTTTGATATCTTTAACATCAAGATTACCAAAAAGAAATGATAGTAATTGTGTAATCATGCTGTGTCCTTTCTTATATAGTTGCTTACAAAATGTTTAATATCTTTGTGCTTATACCATATATTTTTATTTAAAACTCTCCAGTTATTATGCAATAAAGATACAACAAATTTTTTATTTATTAAAACAAGACCATCTTTATAATCTTCTATTTCTAAATCTTCATGTATCAAGGATATTAATTTTTCTATTCTTTCAATATCTCTCTTGTAAGGATTATTATAGTAGGCTCTATGGTAATTCTCTTCCTCACATTGATCTGATTTGAATTTAGATATTGTTATTTTAGACTCTAAGTTGGGCAAGTCTTTTTTAGTAAATTTATTTAAACCTAAATTCATCATGCTGTATACCTCGCTGTTTTGTAATCTAAATCACAGACAATGCGACCATGCCAACCAGACAATTTATTCTTAACAACATTGATGTGACGCAGTGTACTTTCCTCACCACCATCGTCATCTCCACCTTTCTTATTTACAGGTGCATCTTTTGCTATCAAAATCATCAAATCTGCTTCTGCTGCCTTACCTGTTCTACTTCCTTCCATCATGGCTTGGTTAAGTACAACCTTGCCTTCTGCTTCGGCAGATAACTGTGACATATAAAATATGGCACACTTATGCTGTTTTGCTATCATACGAGCATGGACGGCATTAGCTTTCAATGCTTCATCCGTCCTAGCAAACCCTGCTGTCTTAGCAAACTTGTCACCCATATCAAGGACAACAACGTCTGGCTGATAAGACTTGCATACACTCTCAACCCAAGACATATCTTTGCCAGTAGCATCACGTAGCTTTACATTCTTTTGTATTGGTGCATACAACTCTTTTGCTTTACTAGGGTTCTCTTTTATCTGGTACTTATCCATACCTGTAGCTGAAGTGAGGTAGCGTAGACCCACACGGTGACTGCCCTCTTCATTGCAAAGCACGACACACTTAGCACCCTGCCTTGCGAAACCATTTACTCCTGCAATCAAACTCGCATGAAAAGACGTTTTACCTGTGTTAGGTCTAGCACCCACTTCGATAAGGTGTCCATCATTGACACCCTCAACGACCCTAGTAAGGGACGATATATTGAAAGACCATCTGGCTTCCATGTCGTTCTTCTGTAGCAAAGTGTCTACATCCATATCATCCCACTCTATGTTAAGGTTGGGAGTGAAGTCATCACCATAGCTTTCGAGTATGTTACGCAAAGGCTCAAGGCTTGTCTGCGAACCATTTACATAATCGAAACCAAGATTGGCAATATCTTCGCCCACAACTTGTTGGAATAACTTTGATAAGACTTCCTGTGCTACATCATTACCCAGAGGATCTTCTTTCTTAATCCTCTTGAATAAATCTCCATATGCACCTTTCTGTGCAGTTGTTAGTGTAGGATTGTTAGCCATGAACAACGCTTCAATCTCATCTGGTGTGACAGTTCTCTCGTAGTTGTACATCGCTTTGTCAATCGAATTTTTAATCTTTCGTACATCTTTGCTGAATAGTCTGTCTGGGCATCTAGCACCTCTATGCTCGTCATAAAAGGCTCTGTCCATCAAACTTCTAACTAAACTTAATTCCATGCTGTGTCTCCCATTCTTTTTAAATTGTGTATGTCTATCTCTCTACTGTACTTTAGATCATCTGTCAAGCGTAATATTTTTACGTTGTCAACATGACCTCTTAACTCTTTACTAAATGCTACAGTTTTCGGCAATGCGTCTGGGTCTAGTGCCACGATAACGGTTGAGAACTGCGATAAATACTTTTTATGTGTTTCCGAAAGAGATGTACCCAACACAGCAACACCCACAAATTCATCTCCACCGACCACGCAAGCACTTACGCAATCCTCAACTACAACTGCCGTTTTCCCTAACCCATGAGAAAAAGGCAATCCACTTGTACCATACTTTTTCCACTTTGGCAAGCTATTTCTTAACGACCTGCCAATAGCATCAACTATGATACCATTATAGACAATCGGAAAAACAGCACGATTATCTTTTACATCGTAATGTAATTCCCATTCATCAATACCGAACCTCTCTGTGAACCTACTCACTTCACGCTGTCCATTGTACGGTACAACATACTCTGGCATTACAAAGTCAGCATTGTCCAACTCTTTTACAGCATAACCCAAAGACCTCTTAATGTCTTCCGATGTCAACTGGACACGAACTCCACCAGATACGGAACAGGATGCCTTGTAACAATTCCATACAAGACTACCCATATTGTTAGTGGCAGTAAAAGTTTTATACCCATTACAATTAGGACAATCCATACGCTTAGTTTCTCCATCACGTAACTCTAACTGTAACACTAAACTGTATATATCATTTATCATATTATATCACTTTCACTGTCTGCACTTAAAGTGCTTTTAACATGATTCGTTCTTTTTGTCAATGCATTGTTTGCACTTGTGAATGTATTTTTTATGTAAGGCTGTACCGAACTTATGTTTGTATGCCCTGTAACAGACATAATCTGGCTGATATCTACACCTGCATCGACCATCTGTGTAACTCCAGTTCTTCGTAAGTCCATAAGTCTTAGTTCGTCAGACAGTCCTATCTTCCTCATGACACGCCTTGCCAACATTCCTATCTCGTACTTCCCATAAGGTATGTACACGCCCTGTACAGGCTTTATTTTGGGACATACATATGGTTGAAAGCCAAACTCTTCCTTTTGTTGCTTCAACATCGCATTTAGATCCTCAGAGATAGGTAAAAACACTTGCGATCTACGTTTAGATTGTTCCAAAAACAGTTCTGATCTATCTAAAAACAAATTTTCCCATTTTAACTCTCTCATATCTCCAATACGCTGACACCATTCGTATGCCATCTGCACTATTAGTCCTATACTACGATATTTGAAGTCACTATAACAGAAATCAAGCATTTTTATCACCTCTTCATCTGTCCAGACCACTTTTCTCTTCTTTGGCAGACGTTTTTTCACAGATTTGTAAGGATTAAACGTAGTGTACTCCATATGCACAGCATAATTAAACACAACCGATGCACAGGAGCAAATATGGTTCGCCAAAGTCACTCCTCGTTTTACCCAACCCTCATATGCATTTTTTGCATCCCTAGTTGTAACAGACATAAACTTTTTTGACCCAGATGTCTGTCGTAAAATCTCTAAAAAATATTTATAATCGACTTTAGAACTATCTCTTAACATATTGAAATCATTAGATAAATAGTAGCTGTCTATTAAATCTGACAATGTACTTGTCCTCTTAATATTTCTAATTTTCTCTTGACTCGATCTGTAGTGATTTATTTTTTCGTTAAACCGATTCGCAGCAACCCTCACTATACGCAAATCTGTACCCAGTTCTTTGCGTTTTACCACTCCCTCGTCAACTAAAGTTTGTGGTGGGTTAAATCGGTAATGTGTTTTACCATCTGCTAATTTACGTTTCTGTACATATCTCATAAACTACCCTACCTTTCCCATCTGTAAAATATATGTTTGTCAATTTTTGTTGTTCTCTTTTTTGTCCTCGCCCAATCTGGTTTTACATATGTAGCGTGATAGTGCGTTGCACCTTGCGTGACATCTATAACAATCTTACCAGACATTACAATATGTGCATGATATTTTGCTTCTCGCCATGCAAAACTATCAAAGTCTGGCTCGTCTTTCTGACCATCACAATACCAACTAAACTGGCACTTGTGGAGTACAGGTTTGTCTGTATTCTTATATGTGACAGCTTGCTTTACTACTTCGCATATAGTATCTGGGAAGCGACTATCTTCTACTCTATTCATCACGACTTCAGCTACAGCAACTTGCCCAACCATAGATTGATTTCTTGCTTCGTGATATATATTTAGTGCCATACACATTAATGCTTCAGCTATCATTCTACTATCCTCATTATATCAAAGTGGGCATACACAAGCATCCCCCCTATAAGTATTATCACTATGAGAGCTACCAACAAATCAGTTAGTAGCTCACGCTTGTTTTTTTTATTGGTAGTCAAACTACCTTTTTGCCTTTCATGTTTTTTCATCCTGTTATCCCATAAGCTACGATATTCATTATAAGAGTTATTAAAATAACACATCCCATTGTTAGCAATAATACTTGTCCCTCAGTCATGACAGAAGTTCCTAAACCACTTGCATTGATTGTCACCCTTGCACACTCGTTCATGCTTGGCTGTTTCCCAACATTCAGACTGCCAAGGTGAGAAATACTTTGTCGTAAATCTGTCCACCCAATCTTGACCATCGACTGCCCACAGTCCTAGTATGGGCAGAGGTATGAGCAATAAGAACACTACGAAAAATGCCATGCCAAAGCCTTTATTGTGATATGGTTTCATCTTTAAACTCCTCTTCAAGTTTCTCTTTCAGTTTTTCTTTTAGATCGTCAGCTTTCTTTTTGTCCTCTTTATTATTAAAGTCTCCAAAATCTATGATGACATGCTCATCAAACCAATCTTTATATTGACTCATTGCAATCTCCATATTTTATTTTCGGTAATAGTTCTCTATTTAGTTCCTTTAACATCATTTCAGCATCGCTTAAATCAGAAAAGTCGTAGGACTCTGTTCTTTCGTCAACATCACCATCTGATACCTGATACTCAACACCACCATTAATACTACGTCCTTTTATTATTCTCCACATATCTATATTCCTTTCCTTATGTTAAGACCTTTTGGGTCATATTGATCTGCTATCTCTTCAGGTAAATGCCTACTGGCTGTAGGGTCATTGAAGAAATCATTTAGGTACAGCAAGAATATTAGAAACAACATAGTGTATCCAAAGTATTTAAGAAACTTATGGAATATTATGTAGGCTTCCTGTGCTTGCTTCAACGCTTCTGCTTTTACATCTTCATCACTCATGTTATCTCCTATCCTGTTTGTAATAATTTACCACAGACACCACACTCATAGCCATGATATCTGTGACCATCTTGATAAAACTCATAATACTCCTCATTGCCCTCGCAATGGTCACATTCATGGTCATCATGTTCAAATAATTCTTCATCCATATTGCACCACCTGTCCTGTGTTCCACTTGTCAGCTTCTTTCTGTGCTTCTTCGTGGGTGTCAAACAGTTTAACTGGACTCTTATCATCCCACATAGCACCACAGCCTTGCTTAACATATTCTAATCCCTCTGTTTCAAAGGGTTCAAATACTACTGCATATTGAATAAGTTTAATCATCTGGGTTGTCCTCTTTAAATACCAAACCATTATAAACACTCTTAAAATACTCACCATTATGATTCTT